TGGCCCCGAGGTCCCCTTAGGGCCCTCTGGTCCCTTAAGGCCCTCAGGCCCCTTTGGGCACTTCGGTGGGCACTGAGACTTCCACCATCGCTCTCACCACTCCTCTTGGGATGCAGCAAACGGACCCGAAGTGGTCTGGGTCCTTGGCGATCTCCAGGGTGGAGGCAACGGTGATGTAGTGCTTGTTCTGGTGCAGCAGCACCCCCAGGGTGACCATAGGGGCTGGGGTGAGCTCGAGTGTTTCCTGATGTGTCAACCAGGGCCTCTCGACACCGACGATGTCTTCCCAGAAGACAGCTACCCACCGACCCTTCTTCACCCCTTAGGGCCCTTAGGGTCTTGGGCTACCTGTAGCGACAGCTACTCCGGTGCGTGGTGGGATCCCTCCACCTCTGGAGCCAGTGGCTGAGGGGGACTCACCAGTGAGTTGTCGTCGAAGTATCTCTTCGAGGGAGAGCTGATCGTCGCCCTCGAGGACACACATGAGTCGACCTCCCACGTTGGTCAGGGCGTAGCCTTCGGGGCATGGGTTCACTGTGAGTTCTCTTCGGGGCATCGGTTCCAGGCCGGCCAGAGCGAGCAGAACTTCAGTGTCGATTTGCATGTCGATCCTCGGGTGTCAGGAGGCCCCTTAAGTGCACCATTGGTGCACCATTGGTGCTCTTATAGGTGTATTTGGTGTATCTCAGGTCCTTAGGTCTATTGGGCCCTATGTACTTAAGGGGATTCCGCCCTCCTCCGTAAGCGAACCCATATCTTCAGGTTCCTAAGAACTGACCTGGAGGAGCTCCTCGATGGGGTCTTCGTAGACCCACATGGGGGTCTCTGGTCCGACCCAGGCGCCCATGATGTTGAACTCGAAGTACTCCACGGCTTCCTCGTGCGTTGCACCATCGGCCATCAGGATCTCGAGGCAGCGGTTGACTGAGTAGACGAGGATCTCGTCCTGCCCACAGCGCCGGCCGACACCGATCAGGGCTTCATCCAGTCCATCGGCCTTCAGCATCAGTGGGCCCCCTTGGTCCTGTTGGTCCTTCGGGACACGATGCGGAGGTTGGAGCGTCCGTTGGAGCCTCCACGGGACAGGGGGCGCTTGTGGTCGACCTCTCGACCGTCGCCCACCCGGAGGCCGAGCTGCCGGCGTGCCTGGTTCCTCTTGGAGCGGTTGCGCCTCTGCTTCGGGGTGCCGTGGTAGTCCCGGTACTCCTTGGCATAGTTGCGTCTCTTACTAGGCATGTCTCTGAAGGGGTCTGGGAGGCTTGGTGCTGGCCCCTGGGGGGTTCAGGGGTCTCGTGGGTCTCGCTCAGGCCCGGAGTCCTCCTGAGGCTTCCTGGGGCCTCTGGTGAGGAGGGTGGCCTGGTCATGGTCTATCTCGATGGTCGCCCAGCGGTAGTCACACTTCTGGCAACAGCGCCAGCGGCGCACGGACTTGTAGTAGGAGTCCCAGATGACCGAGATGATCTGAGTACGGGAAGTGCAGACTGGGCAGGGGACAGTCAGGGGAGCCATGTCGACGAGTGTGGGCGAGCGCCGATGACGACAGCTCCTGGCCCACGCTCCATGTACTCCTCGAGCATGCGAGTGTGGCGATCCTCGCGCACTTGCTTCATCTCGAGGTCTCGATCCCGGGCCATGGCATCTGCCAGGAAGGCCAGGGCCATGCTCAGTGCATCCAAGCGGTCGTCGTGCCTGAGGGCCCCACGGTCTCTGGTGAGCCTGCTGAACTGGTGCATCAGCATGTAGCTGCGCTGCTTGTCCGGCGGGAGGTCCTGGGTGCTCTCGTAGTCCCGCTGGATCAGGGACCTGTCCAGGATCAGCCGGTGCGAGCTCGAGAGCGGCTCGATGG